AAGATCTTCCAGGTAACAACTGATGAGCAGTTTAGGGCTTCACTTCTGTTTGGAGATGACACAGTGGGTAAGTCCCCCGCCCTGGGCGACAGGTATGTTGTTACCTACAGGGTAGGTGGAGGTACGAGAGGCAATCTTGATAAGGGTGTAATCAACGCTCAAATCACTGGAGACTCTGAGCAAAAAGTTGGTGGCACCGTTCGAACAAAGTCTGTCCCAGTAACTGTAGAGAATACCAGCAAAGGTACTGGTGGTCGCGGAGCAGAGACCGTTAATCAAGCTAAAAGGTATGCTCCATTATATTTTAGAACTCAGGATAGACTAGTGACGTTGGCAGACTTTAAGGCTTTTGCCAACAATTTTGCATCAAACTACGGATCAACAGGCAAGGCAACGGCTTCCGCCAGAAGAGCTTTTTCATCTGCGAATATAATTGATTTGTTTGTTTTGGAGAGAGCTTCTGACTCTCAATTAAGAAGAGCTACTCAAGAATATAAGAGACAACTGCTGGAGGCTATCGATCCTAAGAAGATGATAACTGATGAGGTTGTGGTTGTTGATGGCTTAATCAGAACTTTAGATTTGGTAGTTACAATAACTATCGATGAGGAGTTCAGAAGGAATGAATCTAGACTTATCCAGTCTGCCAGGGACTCCATACTTAACTACATGAACATTGATAATACCGATTTCGGGGAGCCGTTTGTTCCTCAAGATCTAATTAGAGTTCTTCTTGACGATGAGAATAATATTAGATTCGCGGAGGTTACTAATGTTGATAACCCGATAAAGGTTGGTTTCAACGAAGTTATTCAATTAAACAATTTAGGGATAAGGGTTGAATACGTCTAATGTCTGGCAAGACTTATTTAAGAAATAAAAACTTCTTCAAACGTAATTATTTTGAAGCGTTAAAGTATATCATTCCTGGGTATCTCTATGAGGACGATATAACCTCAGATAATCCTAAGTCAGATGATCTTGTTGACACGATTATAAACTCTCACATTGATGTCGCCGCCAACTTTGGAACTCTTTTTAATGTTAGCGCGATTGCAGGCACAATATCTGAAAATATTCAAAACTTCAGCGGTGCCTCTTTATACTTTGTAAAGCAAAACAACTTAACTAATATCACTACACAGCAGTTTGAGCAGAACATTTTAAGTTTGCTGGGTAGTAATTTTAAAGACTTTCCTGAACAGAGTGATTTCGAAAATTATGTAGACAATACGCTCCTGCCTGCAACAAGAGTTAATAGTCCTGACACTTCTCTGTTTACCACCATAGGGAATGGAGCACAGCTTCACAACTACTTAATATCGAATATGTCCTGGATGTATTTTTTAAATACAGCAGGCCCGCATTTTGACCCTTCCTCCACTGTTAGAGATCTGTTGGTTAGTAGTCTATATTTAGGCAAGCCAGTAAGGACCAATGATGGAATTAATGCAATGTCTGAGCACTTGTGGAGAAACTCATCAGGTGCATACTACCCAGAAACTTTTGCTAGTTCAACCAGAGCAGACCTTAGTGGAACTCAACAATTAGACAAGCTTAAAACTTGGAATGATGTAATTTATTCTCCCTTATATGCGGACAACTCTGACTTTAGAGTTAGGGATAAGATGAGTACTTACCTTGAAAGTAATCTCAAGTCAGCAGCTAAAGTTGAGAACGGCCCTTTTGCAAAGCTAATTAGAGCATTATCTTTCTTTGCTTACGATAAAGATAATGACACTGAGGAGATAGCAACTCTATATGACATCGATGACTGTCCTGATGATTACCTTCCCCTAATGGCTCAGTTGATTGGTTGGGATCTTTTTGGTAGTGATCCTGAGAAGTGGAGGCTGCAACTTAGGAATGCGGTAAGTATTTATAAAACCATTGGAACGAAAAGATCTATTCAGAGAACTATTAACACCATATTCCCCAAGGACACGTTCCCAATTGAAGGTAAGGTTACAGAGCTTTGGGAGTCTTATGTTCCTTATTTGATTTACTATGCTTTAGCCACCGAATCTTCTTTCTTTAAGAGCTTTGATACATGGACTCCTAACTTATCTCAATCAATGAAGATTAGGACTTACTCTAATGTTAGCATGGATGAGAACATTCGTCTAGCAGTTGATAGGATTATTTACGAGATTGTAGAGCAGTTCCCTGAAAAGTTCCCCACAGATGTTTGGCAGAAGGAGTTTGACTTAGCATTCACCTATCGAGGTAGAGATTATGAGATTCCTCCTTTTGAGGAATACCCATACTATGTTAATACCGAGTTAGATAACGATATGATAACATACATATCGGACAGGCTAGAGTGCTTTGGGGTCAACAGGAAGTTCTCATTGGATGTTAGTTCTTACCTAACAACAAACTCATTAAACAAGGATGATCAGCCTAGGTTAGGTTCCTGGCTCTTGTTTACCTCTGGGTATAATCAGCCGCCAAATCTTGATACTTTTATTACAAATATAAATGATCAGAGGTTTGAGTATGCGTCGCTTTGGTCTGGCAAGTCTTCGCACTTCAAATTAGTTTTAGATGCATCTGAGTATGACTTTACAAAAAAGAATTTGGATTCTGTTGATACTGGGGATGCTGTAACTTTTGCAGCTAGGGCTGTAGCTAAAAATTCTCCTGCCCACTCAATTCCATTAATAAGCTTAGAGGTTTCTGCGGCCCCCGATAGGTTTGAGTTTGAGGCTAGTTCGATACCTTATGTCTATCTTGACAGTGAAGAGTTGGAGGCAGGGGCTGGCACTAATAGGATTAGTACTGGTATTATTCTAAACACATATAAGAGAGGTATTAATACTGGGGGTAACGTGATTGGTAGATCTGCTACTCAGTCTCTTGTCTCTCCTCAACTAGTTAATGTCTCAGACACTGGTTCAGTGTTTAGAAATACTGCCAGAAGAAGGTCTTATGAGAAGATAATGCCATTTAATGGGTATTACGACCGGACGGGATTTAACATGCCAGTATCTTTTGATATGGCGGCATCTTTAAGTGGTATCCCTCTTGGCCTGATACCAAGCTCACTAAGTTACCAAACAGTTAGTAGCCATGTTAACCTGCCACCCATATGGAGTCAATGTGAGGGATTGGGGTCTAACAATTCCTACTACCAGTATGACGTTAGCAACACTCAAAATGTAAGAGGTCAATCTTCAAACTTCCAAGCAAACACTGACGACTCAACGGACAGGGGTCAACTTCCTGGAGTTTATGCGGTTATGCACAAGCTGTCGGAGGGTGCTAAGTATGTGAGAGCAGATTTACAAGTTGGTGTAGAGGCATTAAGTAAAGATCTTGAACGATTGAAAGCTCAAGGTGCTGCTGCGTCTTCGTTATCATCTGTAAGGGATGACATTAACAACTGGACAAGTGGGGTAACGCTGTCTTACGCTAACAGCGCCACCAATGACTCTAGCGCCGGATATACTTTCCCTAAGAGCACTCAGGACTTTTATAATTTTGAGTTCGGTAGAGACCTTCATAGATTGTACCATATCTACCAAGATAATTTTAAATGGCATAGGTTAAGCAACGACGTTCAAGAGCTTGATGGAGCCAATTTATTTTCCCATACGTTTGGCCCATTACTCTTCAATCACGACTTTGAAGAGTTGGGTGATTTACGATTAGAGGTGGCCACGAGTTTTGACAGCCCAAGAAGGATGACATCTAAGCTGTCTCCCTTTATCGGTAACGGATCGTTCGGAGCCAGTGCAGACGATGACATGTACATTGGCACACCGGAGAGAGTCTGCTCTGGTGTCGTGGACGGCGTAGAATTAGTTCTAACGTCAGGAACTAACGCTCAAGGCTCATTCTCTATCCTTCGTGTTCCAGGCTCTCAGAGAGCATCCTTCGAGGATCCTTTCCTGTTTGATAAAACTTTGGTCTTAATGAGGTCTGGAGCTAACTCGGCCACGAGGCTTAGGTTCGATATTTCCAAGTACCCTGCTCCGAGTGAGTATCCAATATCACAAAACTTCTTATCCCCGGATCACGAGTTTAAATTGGATTTGAGCGCGATTATTTCAAGGGACGCTGGGACTAGCCTCGGAGGTAGGGACATTCATGTTTGGATACATACAAAGCCTGAATCAGGTAGTATGTGGACTTACATGCCCAACGGCAAGTGGCAGCAGCACGATCAATTAATTAGTCGAAAAGATCTTACACAGAAGTACTCTCATCGCCAATTAGTGAAGTTGAGGCCCCATGACCCACAATCAACAAACGCTGTATTAGAGTTGGAATGCCTACAACAGGTAGGCCCTAATAGAACATCCCCTGTGCTTGGCTTAGGCTCAGAAGATCTGGATAGTGTTAGCATCAACTTCAATACTGATAATAGAAATATTAGAGTTCCTAAAGATTATCAAGAAAGCTATGGGCAGTTACATAGATTAAATCAAAACTATGTGGTCGAGGTGTTTATGACCCCAGGAGCCCAAACAGATGAGTTTATGCTTTTAAATAAAGTAGAGATTCAAGATATGACCCTTAAGAGGATCTCGGAGTACTTTGCAGCGGGTCAAAGGACCAACCCTCTTTGCAGGGTAGAAGGATTTACGAAGGATTGCGGTGAGTACCGAGTACAATTGTCTAAGGAAGATATTTTTGAAATATTTAAATACTTTAACAATATCACAGGCAAGAATGCCGCCACTGCGTATGCAAGTAGAGACAGTGCAAAGACTGAGACTATAATGGAAGCTAGGGGTGGATCTAGGGTCGATTACCGACACTCAGGCACCATGATTACAGATACCCGTATCCTAGGGGGTGGAGCCTTTGCCACCTTCACGATCAAACAGGTTCAATAATGTTTACACAAGGATTTGGAGAAGTACTAACTGATGTAATGACCGTTAACCCTGCACTGTCAGGGTTACCTGGGGCTAGCTCTATTTTAGATGCTTCAAACTACTCTTTTCAAGCTGTAACTTTTGGTAAGGATGCCGTAGGGTTTAACGGATTTCATGCTCATCAAATTAGTAGTATAACTGAAACCGTATCATCAACGCAAGGCGCAAGCTCATATGATAGGGGTCGGTTAGGTGTTTTTAACCTTGGAGGATCACAATCAGGGGGAGCAAGCTCATATTATTTTTCAAGCACCTACTATCAGTATTCTTCCACGTATAATTCAGTCCCCAATTACCCATCTGTAGCGGATACTAGGTTAGAGCGAGGATCCACAAAAAGCTCAAATCTTTCAGACCACCAACACGCTAGCGCACTTCCTGATTTAGGTCATTACCCTAACGCGGCAATCGATCCTCTGTTCAGTTCCGTATGGAACAAGGTTGGCGGCTTCGCGCCATCTACCACTTTCCAGTATATATTTTATAACGGATCCACCTCAGCGGCATCAGCATCTTTAACAGGTAATTTTAACAAAAATGCTGTAATGGATAAGAATGGTTATTTGACAATAAACGACCATCCCGCCTCGGCGGTTGCAGGCATTGGTACAGGCTCAAGGCATGGTGCCGTCCTAGTCTCTGGGACTGACCCTACTAATGCGATTGCGAGTGGGTCACTACAGATATCTTTAATAGTGAGCGGAGGCGACGCAGCCTCACTTGCTGCATTTGGAGGTGTCAAGCATATAGGTGTTTACTGCCTTGACCTTAAAGAGCTATTGGCGTCTGGGTTATTACCTCCTTACGATTGGAATGCTCTAAATAATATTAGAAAATACAAGCTAGTTTCAAAGTCCACTTTCCTAGAAAACGCCTTGTATCACCGTGATTACGCGGCAGGAGGTGGGCTTGTAGCAGCTTCAGGATTTAAAATTCTAACTGAAAATGCTCACCCACAGTTACCGTCCGTTCAGGCTTTTGCAGGCGGCGGCGGACCAAGATTAAGTTTATTATTTAACTTTAAGTAAAATGTTTAAGTCATTAGTAAATCAATTAGGTATGAAGGGGCACCTAACAATCCATAAGGTTGTTAATGGTGAAGAAGAGCTTGTATATGATGAGGATAATGTCATTGTCTCGGGATTTGGCTGGTCTTTAGCTCACCTTTACGGGAGGGTTGGATCCAGTGACATCACAGATTACCAGATTGACCGATTCAAGTTAGGCGTAAGTGGCTTTCAAGGCCTTCAAGTTAGTAGCACCAACAACCTTTCAGGAGCGTTATCCTCTAATACAGAGTATCTGGGACAGTCCTCAGATAGTAACCTTAGTGTAGTCTCGGGGTTCAGGTGGGAGAATGACTCAGTCGATAATACTCCTCAGTGGTATGCTAAGATTCCTTTTAGTAAGGTAACCAAAGTCGATGATAGAACTGTTAGGTATACTATCTTTATAGACGAAGACTCATGTAATGGCTTATCTAGGCCTGGATTAGCTGAGGCATCTTTAAATGAGATCGGATTATATATAAAAAATCCAAAAGATGATGCCATAGATACTTCTATTTTAGCGGCTTATAGATACTTTAGCAATATTAGAAAAACATCGGACTTTGGTCTGGTGTTCAGGTGGACAATCTCATTCGGATAACATGTTAAACCCAAGTGACGTATACGTAGAAGGTGGTTCCGATAGTCTTTTAGGCTGTTGGACTGAGAAAGTTACAAAGTATGATGCTAGCTCTTTCTATAACTGGGAGCAGGATAACTTACCTCTTCATGATTTAGACGAGAGGACTACACTTCTATGGGAGAAGTTTGGGCATCCGACTTCAGCCCTTACTGGTATGTCTTTTGTAGTTTCTGCGGAAGCTCAGTCGTCGTGTAATCCCTTATATTTTAACACTCTCAGCGCCTGTATAGATTCTCTCCCTGAGTTTATTAATTACCCCATACTAGTCGAAGTGGCTAGCTTTAGTGGTCTAGGAAATCTTACAATATCTAATAAATCTTTTGGTCCTAATGGTTCTTTAGAAATCATAAACCGATTAAGTGCATTTGGTAGTCCAGTTACTCTGGCTGGGACTAGTGCCTTGGATACAGCTAGGTATGATACCGCATACACAAATTACTCCGTAGCATCATCAATTGGTGTCAATTACGCATTTAACTCTGTTCTGGTAGCCAGCGCACAAGTCCCAGCAGCATTTAATGATGTCGCTTACGCCAAACTCCTCACAAAGAACGCTGAAGGTGGTGAAATTAAAGTGGCGTCGTCTACTTACCCATTTAGTGACGAAAGATTCCAGAATCCTTATGTTTTTGTTAAGCACAATGAGCCTTTAGATTCGGCAAATGGATTCTTTGGAAATCGTATGACGGCTGCTTTGTCGAGTGCTTTGGACCCCTGGAAATATGTAGGCGCTGCTAAGACTGCCTCTGCTCTTCAGTTTACTCCTTTTGATAAAGTTAAGACTGCCGAGATGAAGACTTATGATGTAAGCACTATAGATCCTATGACTGAAAGTGAAGTTGTGGGAGGCAGAGCAAGAGACGAGAAGGGACACGTTGCTTTTGTATACTTTAACAGTTTAAACTTCATAAAGGTTCATAATTGCGATGGTCCAATCTACATAAGAAACTTTAATGTGGATTGTCAACACAGCTACGACCATGGGATTGAGATTATCAACTCTAAAGTAAATCTTGAGAGATGTTCTGTTTCACGAGCTAATAAGGCTGGACTTTACGCTAGCAACTCAGAGGTTGACCTCCTTCGTGGGTTTGTCGCATTTAGAAACTATAAGTTAGATGGGTCTGTAAGGCAGGGTATTCCTCTTATTGAAAAACGTAGAAATTATAAGACGCAGTCTCACTATGGGGCTGGGATTTATGCTGACAACTCCACGATCAATCTGAGATCTACCTACAACAGAGATATTGAGAAAGACAGTCAGGCCTCAGGTGCTTCTTACTACGCTAATTGGCGGTCAGCCGTAGTAGACGCTTCGGGTATTCCAATCCCATCAATGAATGCTCTCTACTGCTTGTCTCGAAACGATATAGGTATTCATGCCATCAACTCGTTTATCACTGGCGGCTTAGGTGAGAAACCCACAGTCGGTGATACTGACAACACAAACCTAATGGGTAGCATAACATGGTATAATGCAACTCAACTTTTCTGTGAATTAAATACGGAGGCTGGCGTAAGGCTTAAAGACTCGGATCTGCAATATCGAGGTAGGCTTATAACAAACAACAACTTTCAAGGATTTGATTCTAAGAATTCAAACGTTGTCGTAGACCAGATAACGTCCAACTTTAACCAGATGACTGGTATAAACTTAGAAGACTCTAAGCTGGTTTATAATTATGGTCTTTGGCCTGGGTATTACCACAATGCAGCTACTAACCCTGCATACCTTAAAATGTCTCAGGTAGCTTGTGTCAGGAATGGTCAAGCGATTCGTAGCTCGAACTCGCAGATGGCTCCTCTATACACAAGTTCTATGCCGTCTGTCTATCAAATGGTTTATGTGTCTGGGACTTTTGGTGTTGGAGAGAAGGGCTACAGTGAATCTACTGATGGTGTGAAAACATTGGTCCCGGCTATTGAGGCCTGCAATAATTCTTATTTAGACCTTGTCCACGCGCACATTGATAGGACTGATTTAGATGTCACAACAGCCTTCAACCCAGTGTATGGCTCCATGTTGAGAGCGTCTGATAATTCAACAATCACTTGCAGAGGCTCTAAAAACTACGCTAACATTATGTTGGGACCTGCAAGCAGAGTCTCTCAACTGAAGCAAGCAGCCACTTACGCTGGGAATGGCTCTCAAATTTTATTCCAAGGCCCTACAGTTATGGCACAAGTAGGCGTTGATGGTTTAGCTGAAGGCCACTCATTAATTGATTTCGGACCTCATAGAGACTTTGATAATAATCTGTTAGTTTCGTCATTTGATTTGTCGGGCAATCCAGACAATCATACGATGGTTGAATTGCAGTCTACTAGGGCTTGCTTGGTTGCAAATGAAAAGTCCACCATTAAGATGCAGGACTTGGGCGACTACAACATTAGATATGATGCCACTCCAAGTGTAAGTGCTAGATCTGGTGATTATGACTACATCTTACCAACGACGTATTTAGAATCAGTCAGCAATGGCTGGATGCAACTGTATCCAAACGGGAATGTAAATGATTCTGATGTTCCAAACTCGGTAACTCTCCCGGCAGTGACTGATGTAAGTCGATATAAGTTTGTGGCGGATGGCACGTCTACCGACACTCAATACAGGTATCTTGTAAATAGAGGCACCTTGGATGGGGCTGCTTCAGCGGTTACAACTGGTGGGATGTCTGTAAGGGCCATTGGTGATAGTTTGGTTGACGTTCAGAATGTTCACTTCCCGTGTGGATGGGCGAACTCGTCAGCAGTCGCTTACGACTTCGATGGAGGCAAACCTCTCCCAGGGGCTTTCTGTAGTAGACTTCATATATGGAATATCGCTGATAGGTCACTGCTAAAAGCTTCGTACGTTTCGGTTTCAGGAGTTCACCCTGTCTACGCTCCATATCACGGACCCTCAGGGACATGGGGCGCGTTGTCAGGTGCTCCAGCAACCACTCCAGATACTAGCTCCTTATCTATTCTAGATTATTACGGTGTAAATCAACAACTTCCAGATGATGTTAATCTTGGAAAGTCCTCTATTCAAAATGTTGGACCGTTCCGTCTATACTTCTCCGTTGACCCGGCTGCGAACTTCCTCAGTGCTGTAGGTGTGGCCGATGATAACGCTTGGAAGGGTATAATTCCACAATTGTTTTCCCAGGGTTACAGTTTCTCAGGAAGTTTAATTGCTCAGGATAACTCTGATTACGGAGCCAGCGCAAATTACACATCCTTGTTAAGGAGAGGTAA